AAGGGGAGAATGCTTTGACGCTCGAAGAAGAAAAATACTACGATCATTATTTTACTCTTTTTTTATCTGATGGTTGGAAACAATTTGTAGATGAAATTAAAGAAGTACATGATGGTTATAGGATAGAAGATATCCAGACAGAATCAAATCTTTCCAGAGTAAAAGGCGAAAGAGCCATGCTTTGGAAAGTAATACATTTTGAATCGAGTATACGTAATGCGCATACTTTAATTCAAGAACGTGAGGCCGATAGCAATGCTTAGGCGTTACGACTTTAAATGCACTACTTGTGACTTAGTAGAAGAACAGTGGGTAGATCACACTGACAACTTCACAACATGTAAGTCTTGTGGTGAAACAGCACAGCGGATAATTTCTCCGATCTCAACAAAGTTTAAAGGATGGGGTTGGCCCGATTCTGATGACAAATGGGCTAGAGATCACGAGAGAGCCGCCGGGAAATAATCTTCATAATGGCATACGCCACGGAGAAATGATATGGCAAAATTTATTGATGAACGAGAAAACGAAGTCGAGCTTCCAGAAGACGAGCAATTTGAATCGTTAGAGGAAGAACAGGTAGAGGAAGAAGAATCTGCTGAGGCTCCTGAACAGGAAAACCCTGAGCAAGAAGAAGACAGCCTACCTGACAAGTACCAAGGGAAAGATATCAAAGATATCGTTGCCATGCATCAGAATGCAGAACAACTCTTAGGTAAGCAAGGCCAAGAAGTTGGCGAACTACGTAAAATCGTAGATGACTTTATTAACTCGCAAACTATCAAGGAACAACAAAAAGCCCAACATACGATTGAAGACATTGACGATTCGGCATTTTTTGAGAATCCCAAAGAAACAATTCAAAAGTTACTGGACAACCATCCATCTGTTAGGCAGTCTGAACAGCTTGCAGTACAGTTAAAGCAACAGGAAACTATTGCTCGATTGAAAGCAGAACACCCAGACTTCCCTACAATTATTCAAGACCCTAAGTTTGGGGAATGGATTGGAAAGTCAAAGATACGTACTAAGTTGCTAGAAGCGGCTGACAAACAGTATGACTTTGATAGTGCAGATGAACTTCTTACACTATGGAAAGAGCGTCAAGAGAATATTAAGACTGCTGTGGAAGTAGAGAAGAAAGAACGTAAGCAACAGGTTAAACAGGCATCTTCTGGAACTTCTAAAGGATCATCAGAAAAACCATCTCGAAAGGTTTATCGTCGTGCAGATATCATTGAACTGATGCGTAAAGACCCAGAGCGTTATCAAAGTCTTGCCCCTGATATTAGGCAAGCATACGCTGAAGGTCGTGTTAAATAATCTATTAGGAGATTGAAATGGCTAAAGTAGCATTTCCCGGAGGCAGTACCTCCATCGTAAACAGCACCAATGCGGCAACATTCATTCCAGAACTCTGGTCTGACGAAATCATTGCGGCATACAAGAAGAACTTAGTGTTGGCAAACCTTGTCAATAAAATGTCAATGGTTGGTAAGAAGGGTGATACACTTCACATTCCTAAGCCTACTCGTGGCTCTGCAACATTGAAGGCGGCTAATACTGCTGTTACTATCCAAGCGGATACAGAAACAGAAGTACAGGTAGTTGTCAACAAGCACTACGAATACTCACGTATGATTGAGGACATCGTAGACGTACAGGCTCTTGACTCAATGCGTCGATTCTACACTGACGATGCAGGTTATGCATTGGCTAAGCAGGTAGATGACGACTTGTTCACACTGGCTAAGTCACTCGGTGATGGTGATGGATCAGACTACACGCACTCAGCGTCTTTCTATGTTGACGGTGCTAACGGCCTTGCCGCTTACGCCGCTGATACAGTAGCCGCAACAGACGTGTTCACTGACCTTGCGTTCCGTGAGCTTATTCAAAAGATGGACGATGCTGACACTCCTATGGACGGACGTGTTCTTATCATCCCACCATCGGCTCGTCGTGACATTCTCGGTATTGACCGTTACAACTCCTCTGATTTCGTATCAGCAGGCGGGGTAAACAACGGTCAAATTGGTAACTTGTACGGCGTAGACGTATACGTTACTTCTAACTGCCCAGTGATTGAAGCGGCGGCTGACAACACAGCTTCTGCAGTCGATACACGTGGTGCATTGTTAGTACACCGTGACACTATGGTGTTAGCAGAACAGATGGCTGTTCGTTCGCAGACTCAGTACAAGCAGGAATACCTTGCTGACTTGTTCACTGCCGACACTCTGTACGGCGTCAAGGAACTGCGTCCTGAAACTGGTTTTGTATTGGCACTGCCAAACTAAGACCGCTTGGTAGCCCCTCTACGGAGGGGTTTACCTTTTACATTGTTCCCTACCAAAACAGGAATGGAAGATGGCTACAGACATCCTCATTAAACGCTCCACTACAACAGGAGCCGTCCCAACTACAGGTGACCTATCTACTGGCGAACTTGCAGTCAACACAGTCGATAAACGACTCTTTACAAACAATGGCGGCACAATCGTTGAGATTGGTACAGCCCCTACAAGTTTAGCTGTAACGAACAATGGCACAATTGGTGGCACATTAGGCGTTACTGGCACAACAACTCTCACTACTGTATCTACC